ATGTCTTGCGGTGCTTTACTATTAGCTTTGGGCGGTACTAATGGATATAGATTCGCCACAAAATTTTGTACAATAATGTTACACGATATAGCCTCCTTTTCATTCGGCAAGATGGAAGAAATTAGAGCAGATTTCAAAGAGTGTGAAAGATTAACCAATTTAATTTTTGATTTACTAGACGTTAAATGTAATAAATCGCCTGGATACTTTAAAAAGGTTTTCGCAGATCACAAACACGCCGACATATATTTGGATTCTCAACAAGCCAGAGAACATGGATTGATCGATCAAGTAGGATATCCAGTCTTGGTTCCTTGTATTCAAATGGAATTAATTTTATCCGAAAACACAATTGAAGAACCCAAGAAGAGGGGGAGAAAGAAAAAAAATATTTGACAATTTTTTGTGAGTATATTATTATCTAAACAACTATAATGTGTATTTTAAAAAAATAAATTTTTAGTAGGTGATTTAAGGAGATAAAAATATGAAACTTTTTAGAGTTTTAATTGGATGTATTGTATTTACAGGAATCATTACAACCAATAATATTGCTGTCGCTTCAGAGCGACCTGTGGTTAGGTCTAAACCTGTACACGGTATACCTGTGCGTAAGTTTGGAAGACATGGAATAACGGCAATGCAAAGAGAACGACTTTTGGTGAGCAACGTTGCTAACTAAATTTGATGAGAATATTATAATTTAAACAATTAACATGTTTTTTTATGGAGAACATTATGCGTAAGACACAAGTTGATACAATTTTGAATTTTTTGAAAACAGGAAGACCGCTTACTCGTCGCAGGGCAAGAAGTTGGGGGATACAAAATCTGTCTGCCCGTATATTTGAATTGCGTGAGGATGGTTATAGGATTTTTACAAACAAGACTAGGTATAAGAAGACCAAGGAAGTTGTTTATAATTATCGACTGGCTAGAGAATTCAGAAACAATCCTAATGTTGTCGTTTTTAGCAACGGCAAGACAAAAACTCTAGGTTAAAAAATAAGAGTATAGTATAATGCTGTGCGGTGTATTTTCACCGCACATTTTTTAGGATATATTATGAAGATAAGCCCACATACAATTTCTTTGCTAAAGAATCTCAGCACAATAAACAACTCAATTTTTATCAAGTCCGGTAATCAAATATGGACATCATCACACGATAAAAGTATAATTGGATTTGCTGAAGTTGAAGACAATTTTCCAGTAGATTTTGGTATCTATGATCTAAGTAGATTTCTTTCTCTGGTTTCATTCTTTGAAAATCCTACATTTGAATTCAATGAAAACAGCGTAAAGATTATAGCAAATAAAAGTAGAACTGATTATAGATTTGCCGATCCTCTCATCATCTCACAGAGAAATGACTTTGAAAAGGTAGAAAAATATATAAAGAATACGAGTCAAAATCTTGAGTATGATATTCAATTTCTGTTGAAAGACCAAGATTTACAAGACTTTCTAAAAAAGAGTTCGGTACTTAAACTTACCGATGTTTTGATAACCGTAGACTCGGAACACGTAACACTACAAGCGTATGATAAGAAGAATGATTTGTCGGATAAACATGTTTTGTATTTGGATGATCAGATTGCTGGTAACTTTTCTGCATTCTTGTCTGTAGACAAATTCAAAATACTGTCAGGAGATTATACTGTAAATGTCGGCGAAAGTGTGGTAAACTTTAAAAATAACAGACACAATGTTCAGTATTGGATTGCACCAGATTCTGATAATGAAATAAGCAAATAATTTAATTTTAATATTGTGTATGTCAACCGAAATTTTACTAGACGAACAGTATAATGAATGGTTCAATTCCGAAGATTTCAGTAAGTATGAGAAGATCGAAGATCATATTTTGCGAGAAATGACGATACAGGAATTGGACTATTTATCCACGATGACAGTACAAGAGTATACACTGTACAAAAAATGGCATGAGATAAAAAGAAAGTTTCCCGTCAAAAAAATTACAAAAAACTTGTTTGGAGAAACTTGCGTTACACTAGATTGTCAAACGCAAATGCCAGAAATACTAAAATTAAAAAACAATATTTGGATTCCTAAAAGCACGAATGATTTCTTATCTTTGGAACCTTATGTCCAATTGTGTGATAATAGTGAGTTGGTTCAAGAGTGGAACACAATAAGAAATTTTATTTCTACTCAAACCTATAATGGTGTTATAGGAAGAAGTCTTAGATATTTTGTTAGAGATCGAATTACAGATAAGTATCTTGGTTTTTTTTGCGTAGCATCTGATTTTATGGATCTTACTCCCCGAGACCGGATTATAGGATGGTCTAAACATGAAAAGGTTTCAAATGGAATGATTAATCATCTTGGAATAGGATCAACAATAGTAGCAACTCAACCGCTAGGTTACAATTATCTAGGAAATAAACTAATTTCATTGCTGATATTATCCGACAAGGTGCAAAACGACTGGTTAGAAAAATATAATGATTTACTCGTGGGAATCACTACTACTAGTCTTTATGGAACATTTTCGCAATATGATAATCTAAAACATTGGAAAAATGTGGGAGGTACAAAAGGCCAAACTCCTTGGGAACCAACTTCGCATATTAGAAAGAAGCTAATGGATTGGTTAGCATTAAATTATCCAAGAATGTATTGGGAATACTCTCTTGCTGCCAAAGAAAATGGGCAAAAGTTGAAGAGAGATTCTAAATTTCGTTCATTAAATTTTGTGTACAGCAAATTAAAGGTGCCAAAAGAAAAGATTCTTACAGAACACGTTAGAGGTATTTATTTTTCACCATTATATGAAAACACTAATGAGTTTTTGAGAAAAGAAATTACACAAAAAGAACTAGTAAAAAAGTTTGATACATCAGAACAATATTTTTGTAATTTGTGGAAAGAAAAGTATGCAGCAAAGCGAATTAAAAATTTAATAGAAACACAAAGAATTAGAGATGACTTGTGTTTTTATGATGATCTTATTACAATGAAGTCTTTTGAAGAAGCGAAAGAAAAATACTTACATAAAGTAGGTGAAGGCAGATAAAGATTATTTGTGTTTATTCTTTTTATCTGTTACTATTTCTTTAGTTTATATTATTATAAGGTGAAATTATGGAACATTTTCTTTGGGTAGAAAAATATCGACCTAATATAGTAGCTGATTGTATTTTACCATCACACATTAAATCTACATTTCAAGAAATAGTAAACAAAGGTCAAATTCCCAACTTATTGCTTTGCGGTGGTCCAGGTATGGGCAAAACCACAATCGCAAAAGCAATGTGTAATGAATTGGACTGTTCTTATATGTTATTAAACAGTTCAGATGAGAGAGGTATAGATGTTCTTAGAACTAAGATGAAAACCTATGCTTCCGCCAAATCCCTAGATGGATCTAGAAAGGTTCTAATATTAGACGAGGCAGATCATTTGACGCCAGATGCTCAAGCTGCTATGAGAGGTTTTATGGAAGACTTTGCAATAAATTGTTCTTTCATACTCACTTGTAATTACAAAAATAGAATTATAGATGCTATTCATTCTAGATGTTCGACTGTAGAGTTTTCCATACAAAAATCCGACAAAGAACAGGTAATTAAAGACGTTTATAGGAGAATATCTTTCATACTCAACTCAGAAAAGGTTACATTTAAACCAGAAGTTGTCGGACAAGTTATACTCAACTTCTTTCCAGATTTCAGAAAGACCATTAATGAATTGCAAAAATTTGCTTCAAATAACAAAGAAATAAATGAAGGTGTACTAAGACAGTTTAGAGATGCCAATTTGACCTCTCTCTTTAAGTCGATGAAGGATAAGAACTTCACACAGGTAAGGGAGTGGGTAGTGAACAATTCTGATGCAGACCAGCAAGCTCTATATAGAAAAATCTATGATAGCATAGGTGAACACATAGCAAAGCAATCAGTTCCTCAGTCTGTTATATGTTTAGCCGACTACCAATATAAGGCAAACTTCTCTGTAGATCCAGAAATATGCTTGTTGGCCTGTTTGACTGAATTGATGGTAAATCTTATTTGGAATTAATATGAGCAATAACTGTGTATTTGATTTTTTAAACTCTATACAAGAAAACAAAAAAGACTTAATTGAAACTGGTGAATATCCTGAACAGGATTACAATCCTTATCTTATTAACAGATTCCTATCTTCAAATATAGATACAATCTTATATGCTCAGGAAATGAATCGTAACTGGCATTTATCGAAAAAGATGCAGTATGATTATCTTCGAGAGTCCATAAGAGCAAAGAAAAGGAAGTGTTCTTGGGGTAAGAAAATAAAAATAGAAAATGTTGATCATATAAAGCTATATTTTAATTGCAGTACAAGAGAAGCTCTGATACATTTAGAAGTGTTGAGTGAAGAAGATATAAATAAAATAAAGGTCATTTGCAATGGTATAAAATAATGGAGTTGCCATGAATAATAATGATGATATCGTAAAGAAGTTTGTTGAAGTCCAACTAAAGAATAAAGAAGATTTTCTAAAAATAAGAGAGACTTTAACTAGAATTGGTGTAGCGTCAAAGCAAAATAAAACTTTATATCAAAGTTGTCACATACTACACAAAAGGGGTAAATATTACATTTGCCATTTTAAAGAACTATTTTTGCTTGATGGTAAAACAGCAAATATTTCAGAAGAAGATATAGCCAGAAGAAATGCCATAGCGTTGGCTTTGCAGACTTGGGGTTTAGTAGAAATACTGAACGAATCGGTATTGCAAAATAATAGCATATCGATCAAGCAAATAAAAATCATACCACATTCAGAAAAGAGTGAATGGAGATTGGTTGCAAAATATAATATAGGGCAAAAAAAGTAATGGAAATAAAATTATGTGTTTATCCTATTTTCGCAGACTCAAAAATTCCTAAGTTTGCGACAGAGGGATCTGCTTGTTTTGACATAGCGGCATATTTGAGTGAAGGTTCTAAACCATTGTTAAATGGTCAAGAAATCGAACTTACACATGGGTTTGTTTCCATAGAGCCGGGCGATATTGCTTTAATACCAACCGGAATTATTCTCGATATACCTAATGCACATTCCGTTAGGTTACATCCAAGATCCGGATTAGCATTGTCCGGATTGACTCTAGTAAACTGTGAGGGTGTTATTGATGCTGATTATGTCAACGAACTAAAGGTTGCAATGATTAATCATAGCAAGTCCGATATAGTAGTTTCACACGGTCAGAGAATCGCACAGGGCGAGCTAGTGAAGAATTATGAATACAGCATAGTCGAAACATTAATACAACCATCCAATACCACTAGAACGGGTGGATTTGGCTCAACGGGTAAATAATCATGGCAAAGAGAAGCATTTCAACGTCTGGTCTTGATTTAATCAAAACTCTCGAAGGATTGCGATTACACGCATATCTTTGTTCTGCTGGTGTTCCGACAATTGGTTATGGTACTACAAGATATAAAGGATCTCCGATTAGACTTGGCATGGTTTGGAATAAAAAACAAGCCGAAGATGCATTATTGGAAGATTTATTTGAATTTGAACAATGTATTAATAACAGAGTTAAGGTAGACATTAATCAAAAAATGTTTGACTCTTTGGTTTCTTTTGTATACAATGTCGGTCAAGGTAATTTCAAGAATTCACAATTATTAAAATTATTAAATCAAGGTAAGTATGAAGAGAGTGCCGAAGAATTTGACAAATGGAGACTTGCGAAGGGTAAAGTAGTAAAAGGTTTAATTAGGCGTAGGCAAAAAGAAAAAGAAATGTTTTTGTCTGGTCTGTACGAATTGCAATCGGAGGACGGTTCTCATGAAGAATAAACAATCAGACATTCTAGAATTTAAAGAATATGCATTACACGAATCGTCTTTATCTAGAATCTTTCAACACACCAAAGAAAAAACTATAGGTATGTTGACCGCTTTCCGAAAGGGGTATTCAAGAGAAGAAAATTTAAACAGAAACAAACAATTAAAATCTTTGATAAGGTCTGCTGGATTTGGTTTCATAAATGTTGAGGGTCATTATATAGAAGATGCTGGTACTCCACAAGCACAAAAGGTAATTGAAAATAGTTTTTTGGTAATTTCCGATAAAGATGATAATGGCAAACTGAAAGGATTTCTAAAAAGTTTTGGCAAAAGATTTGATCAGGATTCAGTTCTTTATAAAGAAGCAGAATCAAAGGCGGTATTGATAGGGACGAATAGTGCCGCTTGGCCAGGATTAAATAAAGAAGTTGTCGTTGGCGATTGGAGAGCCAATAAAATAGGAGATTTCTACTCCAAAATGAGAGGGCATAGAACATTTGCCTTTGAGAGCGTAGAAGTCGAACCAAACAATTTTACCCTTGCGTATAAACCAAAGGATACATTATGAGCACATCGAGATGTTTTAGATTGAGTACAGGTGAAGATGTGGTTGCGGAATTAGTTTCACAATCCGAAACTCACATTAATATAAGATTTCCACTAATACTGGCAATGCGACACACGCCAAAAGGTCCAGATTTACTAATTGTTCCACTAATAGCAACTAATCCCGAAGCTGAAATAAAGATTGACAAAAAGTTCGTTATGTATGATTATGAACCAGCAGAAGAGATTGCCGCACAATATAGGCAAATGTCTACTGGTCTCATAACACCATCATCACTGATTACGGGATAACATGTCAAAATTTTATACACACTTTTCCGTTCGAGGAAATAGTGTATTGTATACGGGATACGATCACGGTCGTCGTGTACAACAAAAAATTCCATATAAGCCTAGTCTTTTCTTACCTTCTAAGAAGAGTACGAGATATATGAGCTATGATGGCAAGAAGTGGTTAGACAGAATAAAATTTGATAGCATATCAGAAGCAAGAGATTACGTAAACAACTACGGCGATGTAGACAACTATGAAGTTTGGGGTTTACAGCAATATGATTATGCTTGCATCTCTGATATGTACGAAAATGGAATAGATTACGATCTCAATAGAATCAAAGTACTATACTTTGACATAGAAACTACTTGTGAAAGTGGATTTCCTAGTATGGAAGTTTTTGACCAAAAGGTGATAGCAATAACCTGTGGTGTTGGTAAAAAGTTTGTAGTTTTTGGTCTAGGCGATTACACACCATCCGAATCAAATGTAGAATACAGAAAATGTTCAACGGAAACTCAACTATTATGCTCGTTTGTTGAACACGTTAGAACAGAATCGCCCGATATAATTTCTGGTTACAATATAACCTTTTTTGATATACCATATCTCGTCGGAAGAATGAATAGGTTGATTGAAAAGGATTATGCTAAAAATATCTCACCTTGGAATGAGATAAAAACTAGAACAATGACAATACAAAATAAAACTTATACTGCTTATGATTTTTTGGGTATAGTGACATTAGATTACATAGAAATTTATAAAAAGTTTCACAACGCCAAACCAGAGAACTATAAACTCGACACCGTTGCAAAAGAAGAACTTGGAGAAGCAAAGATTACTTTTGATGGTAATCTAAAAACATTATATACGACAAACTTTCAAAAATTTATAGATTATAACATTCATGACGTTCGACTTGTAATGAAGTTAGAAGAAAAGCTCAAGTTAATGGAAATGATTATGACCATTGCTTATGATAGTCTTGTAAACTTTATGGATGTTTTCAAGCAGGTTAGACTTTGGGATATCATAATTTTTAATCATATCAAAAAAATGAAAATGATTATTCCGCCAAAACAGGACGGAGATAAAGAGGCACAATATGAAGGTGCCGCCGTAAAGGAACCAATCATAGGTATGCACAAATGGATATCCTCGTTTGACGTAAACAGTCTATATCCGATGTTAATCGTTCAATACAACATATCACCAGAGAAGCTATTGACTAGTCATAAGATTGATGTGAAGATAGAAGACCTACTTTCTCGTTCGGTCGATTTGTCTTCACTGAAGAAAGACAATCTGGCGTTTACTGCAAACGGTCATTTCTTTTCCAGAAAGGGTCAAGGATTTCTTCCCGCAATAATAGAAAGATTATACACAGAAAGAAAAAAATACAAAAGCCAAATGATTGAGTGTAAGAATGAGTTACAAAAAATTAAACAAGAATTAAGACGCAGAGGTCTTGACGATTAGTTATTTTTGTAATATGATTTGAACTGTTGAATTTTTTATAGGAGATATCATGGTAAAACAAAAGGCTAAAACGAAAAATTTTAAAGATTTCCTATTTGTGTCAATAGATGAAATTTTTAATCTAGGAAAATCCGAACAGGCTATAGGTGATCTATTCCTGAACAAAATTATAAGCAATAGTAAAGGTAAGAATTTTGTTTGGCATAAAAATCAATTTGAATATGTTCTTTGGGGTGCTCGTGGTGAAGTGGCTGTCTTTTCTGTAGTCGGAGTCTTAGAAGAACGTGCAGCAAAACCAGTTAAGTCCGGCAAAGCGTCAAAAAAGATTGTATTGGAACCAGTAGTACCAGTCGTATCAAAATCAAAAAAGAAAGAAGCTGATGTGGCACCGGCGAAGAAAAAGTCAACACCAAATCAAAAATCAGAAGTCGCTAAGCCAAAATCAAAAACTAAAAAGTAAGGAGAATGAAAATGAGTGATCAATTTTATGCATTAGTACAAATTTCTTTAAGTGAAATGGTAGTATTTGGAATGTCTGAAGATCCCAGAAAAGAACTATCAAAATTTTTGCTATCTGCTGCCACATCATCCGAGTCTGGAGAAATAGATCTGTCAGAGGCCACTTATTCACTTGCAGGAACTTGTGATGATAAACTACTATTCAAGGTTGACAAATTATCTAAAGTTGTTAGAGTACCCGAGAAGGTAGAATTACCTACTAAAATATTGGAAGATTTGCCCGAACCAACCAAGAAAGGATTCTTTAGCAAACTATTTAAGTAATATTCATGGATCTTTCTCAGTTATCAACCGAAGAGTTGCTAGAAAAGAAAAAAACACTTGAAAAATTAGTGTCTAAGTATTCTAACACTCAGAACGGCAGAAAGGTAATGTTGAATTCGTCTTACGGCGCATTAGGTAATGTCTATTTCAGATATTTCGATGTGCGCCAAGCCGAAGCCGTTACACTATCCGGTCAATTAGCAATCAAGTGGATTCAGCAAGATTTAAATCAATATTTAAACAAACTTCTAGGCACAGAGAATCAAGACTTTGTTATAGCCTCTGATACCGATTCTGTATATCTAAATCTAGAACAAGTTGTTTTAAAAACTCTAGCAGGTAAAGAACTTCCTGTGCAGAAGGTCATAGATTTTCTTGATGCATTTTGTGAGCAAGGTTTGCAGAAAAAGATAGAGCAATCATTCAAGAATTTGTATGACTATACAAATGGTTTTCTGCCTAGAATGGAAATGAAAAGAGAGACTTTGGCAGATCGTGGTATCTGGGTTGCCAAGAAAAGATATGTTGTCAACGCTATTGATGTTGAAGGTGTTCGTTATCAAGAACCGGAAGTTAAAGCTACAGGTTTAGATGTTGTTAAAAGTTCTACACCATCGTTTGTTAAAGAATATTTGTACGAAGCACTTAGAATACTTCTGCAAGAAGATCAAAAAACTTTACAAGATTTCGTAAAAAACTTTAAAAAAATCTACAATGATGCTCAAGTAAATGACATTGCCTTTCCGAAGACTGTCAATGGATTAGACAAGTATTCTGATAGTAAAACCATATATGCAAAATCTTGTCCGATAAACACTAGAGCATCTTTATTATATAATCATTACATAAAAAAATTAGATCTGTCTGCCAAATATCAAAAGATTGAAGAGAAGGAAAAGATCAGATATGTCTATCTTAAAACGCCTAATCCAATAGGAGAAGATGTTATTGGCTTTATAGATCAATTACCTATTGAATTTAATCTTCACAAATATATTGACTATGACACACAATTTGATAAGATGTTCAGAAAACCCATAGAAGATATTGCAAACTGCATTGGTTGGTCATTAGAAAATAAGAAGAGTTTATTTTAGGATACTAATATGAGTGACATATTCAAAGAAATAATAAAATCACTTGATAATGAATACGCAAGTGTTGCAGAAGAAGGCACCTATGCGGACATACCTCAATTTATTGATACTGGCAGTTATGCATTAAACGCATTATTTTCTGGTGATATTTTTGGTGGATTTCCTTCAAACAAAATCAGCGCATTAGCTGGTGAAGAAGCTACTGGTAAAACTTACTTTATGCTTTCTATTGTCAAACATTTTCTTGATACTGATTCAAATGCGGTCGTCGTTGTGTTTGAAAGTGAAGGTGCGATCACAAAAGAATTATTAGTGAATCGGAACATAGATGCAAAAAGAGTTTTGATGGTTCCCGTAGAAACGATACAGCAATTTAAGTCACAGTGTTTGAGGTTAGTTGATAACTATCTTGAAGAAAAGAAGAAGGCGAAAAATGAAAATCGTAAGATGATGATATGTTTAGATAGTCTTGGTATGTTATCTACAAACAAAGAAGTTGCAGACACGGAAAGTGGAAGTGACAAGAAAGATATGACCAGACAATCTGAAATTAGAGCGGCATTTCGTGTGCTCACACTAAAACTTAGCAAAGCTGGCATACCTATGATTATGACCAATCATGTATATGAAAATGTTGGTCAAATGTATGGTCCTAAAAAATCTATTGGCGGCGGTGGCGGATTGAAATATGCAGCAAATAACATCATAATGCTATCCAAAAGCAAAGAGAAGGATAAAGATGGAAACTTGGTAGGCGTTTTGATCAAATGCACTGCCATGAAATCTCGATTGACTAAAGAAGGATCTGTAGCTCAAGTGTTGTTAAACTTTCAGAGTGGGCTTGACAGATATTATGGATTAATTGACATTGCATTAGAAGCTGAGATTTTTACAAAGGTATCCACTAGAATACAAGTGCCTGGCGGTAAGAGTGTATTTGAAAAGGAAATCAGAGAAAATCCTAAACACTTCTTTACGGAAGAAGTATTGCATAAGATCAATACTTATGTTAAGAATACCATGTTATATGGTGGCGTATCTACAGATATTTTCGTAGAAGATATTTTAAACGGTGAAGAAGGTTAATATGATCAAAAAATACCAAATAGTTGAACACAAAGCCAGAGGTATAAAAGTTTTTGTAATGGAAGGATATTGGTCTGGCATGTTTATTGTTTTTGATAACTTTAATGAGGTAAATGGAAAAGGAAAGTTTTCTTATGAAATAGCAGGAGTTCCAACTCACTTGATGCATCTATTGAAAGAGGATTTGACAGAACAGCAAGAACAGTCTATGATGTTAATGATTAATGAAATTGCATCTCAGTTATTTCAAATTATAGGAAATCAATGTCAGACAAAATAGAGTCCCTTATATTGAAGGGCATGATACACGATGAAGATTATTGCAGAAAAGTATTTCCCTTTCTCAAGGAAGAATACTTTGATTCGCCATCTGACAAGATCGTTTTTTCTTGCATCTATGATTTTATAGCAAAACATAATGCACTGCCTACCATAGAAGCAATATCAATATGTTCCGCCGATAAACAAGTTTCTTCTGAACTTTATCAAAACATTCAAGATACTATAAAAGAATTAAAAGAATACGATAAACCAAA